AAAGCTCTTAAAATAGCGGAAAAAGCAGCTCTAAAAGCGGGAAAGAAACTAACTAAAGCAAGAGATAATATGGTTGAAAAATCTAAAGATCAAAAACCTATTGAAAAGAAAGAAGATCCTGCGATTGTTGAAAAGAAAGAAGAAGCACAAATTGTCACATCTGAAGACACCCCGAAAGAGGATGAAGATCTCAAAAAAGATGAATCAACGTTCAAAGCTCTATGAAAGGAAGAGTATGCAATCAATCGAAGTCAGACTCAGAGAAGGAAATATATTTCTAGTCGGAAAATTTGATAAAAGTTTTGAAAATGAAGACTACGAAGTTCATTTTAATACAGAAACAGGCATGGAAGTCTTAAAAGGAAAAAATGGAAGAGATCCTTTTAGAACAGAATTACCATTAATGATTGATGTTGGTATTATGGGAAGCTGTAAAAACTCTTGCTCTTTTTGTTATCAAGGTAGATCTATAGAACCTCACATGACTTTTAAACATTTTAAGATTATTATCGATCAGATAAAACATCATACAAATCAAGTCGCATTAGGAGGAAGGGGCGATCCAAACCTACATCCTGAATTTAAAGAGATTGTAGAATATTCCAGAAATAACGGGGTTGTCCCAAATTATACAACTAGCGGTAATGGTCTAACAGATGAACAAATTGAAATATCAAAAATTTGTGGTGCTGTTGCTGTAAGCGATTATAATAGACCATTTACATATGAAGCTATTGAAAGATTAATAGAATCTGGAATTAAGACAAACATTCATTTAATATTTTCAAGACCCAACTATGATACATCAATGAAAATATTATATGGTTATAATGGATGGATACATCAAGCTCTTGGAACTGGAAACAGAAAAGTTTCTAAAGTTAATATTAAAAAGTTAAATGCAGTAATTTTTCTTTTATTCAAACCACAGGGTGAGGGTCGTAACAAACCTGAGTTGATTCCTTCCGGATTACAAATAAAATTATTTGCAAGCAAAGTATTCAATCCACAGTGTAACTTTAAAATTGGTATGGACTCTTGTTTGATAAACCATGTATTAAAATATGTAGAGCCTTCTAAGATACAACTGATGGCAGTCGATACATGTGAAGCATCAAGAATGTCAGTTTATATTAGTCCATCAATGCAAATGATTCCTTGTAGTTTTGCAGATCATCCAGAGTGGGGAGTTCAAATAACAAAGAGAGAAAATATAAATTATATATGGAACAGGTCAATGAAATTCGAACAATTTCGTTCTAAACTAGAGAAAAATTCAACATGCTGTCCGGTAGGACTTTAATATGAAAATCAAAACTGACTTTATAACAAATTCTAGTTCTTCTACATTTGTCGTCGCGTTTGAAAAGAAAATTGTTAAGTTCGAAGATGTAGAGTTTAAAATACTTAGAGAATCTAAAGCAAGGCAAGTATTAAAAGATGCCTTAGGACAAAGAGCAAAAAAGATAGATCCTAAAAATAAAGCTCTTGTAAGATCAATAATAACAGAATTAACTCATGGGTATTTTGGTCCAGACTATTCATCCTTCCAAGATGAGTTTCGTAGAAGAGAAGGAATAACAGAAAAACAACTATATGATAATATTGCGTGGATGCAATCATTTTATAAAGAGTATGAAGCTGAGCAAGAAAAGATATGCGGAAAAGAGGCAATCAAATTTCTCAATCAAAATGAAGGAAGTTATCTATACATATTTAATTACGGAGATGATGATGGAGAATTCTTTAGTGAAATGGAACATGGTCACACTTTTGAAAGTCTTCCTCATATCCACATAAGCAAACATTAAGGAGGTTTGATGGATGAATCAGCAGATTTAAATGAATTTCGCGGAGACCATAATAGGATGAGTCGCAACACACATCCTGTGCATATTGAATTTGTGGCTATTCCAAGTTACTTTGATATACATTCATACTTATCTATAAGAGAAATTACTGGCCAATTTATGAGTCAGGATATTACTCTTGAAAGTGTTACCTTAATAGCAGAAGCAGTTAAAGCCGGTCCTGTATTTACTCTTTCTTCTCCAAGCGGAACATATTGTGCTTCAGCATTATTTTTTATTGAAATATTAAAACAAATTGGTTTAACAATGAAAGCATTTTCTAATTTTCTACCAACAGATATAAAGTCATATGAATCTATATTGAAAAATAGCACATTTAAGAATGCTGCTGGAAAACCTATTATGGATATGACTATTATATTTATGAATTTGTATAAGTTGGTAGAAACAAATATTTTGGGTCCAGTGATAGAGCAGGTAGTAAAAGCGGAAGAATATTCAGAAGAAATGAAGGAAACAATAAATATATATAAATCAAAATGACGAGAAATAGGCTACTCAGAAATCTAACCCTGAGTAGCCTATTTGTTGATTATTGAATAAAGAAATTAAGTTCGATTTGTTCTACTGTTCTTGTTGGTGTCAAAGTAATATTGACATGGAACTTTTTAGTCTTTTGTTCATAGTCACTAGCTCCGACATCAACTTCATAAGCAGTCAAACCACGTTTCTTTTGAATTATATCAAGAAATTCAACAATAGATGCTGAAACTTGACCCCATGTAACTAGATCATTTTGTTCAAATATAAAGAAACGACAAAATTGTTCAACAGCTCTCTTAATAAACAGAACAAGTCTTACAATATTAAGATCTTGTAGTGCGCTTGCTTTAGCTTGAGATGTTAATTGACCCCAAACTGTATATCCTTGAGCGAACCTTACAATTGGATTCAATTGTTTTAGATACATTTGATCCCTTTGACCAAGTCTTGGATTAAATCTTAACTCCTTGATATTATCAATTGCAGCTCTATTAAATCCAGCAGGTGCAAACCATAATTCAGCTACATTATCATTTCGCGGAATGATATATGCCATATGATATACTGGTGAGAACCATATATCAGCTCCAGTAAATACATCTGAAACTTTGCTGTATGATTCATATAAAGCAGCAAAATATGTATTATATAGATGGTTTGTTTGGCGAGTATCCAATGCTGCCTCAGATGTTGCATTATCACCATTATCTAAAATACATACACAATCTCTACGTGTTCTACATAGAGTTACCATTGCAGTTTTAACATCACTTGGATAACCAGCATCATATACTAAACTAAAGTAAATTGATTCTGGATCTAGAACTTCATCAACATATCCTCCACCAAAATCTGGACTTGATAGCAAACCAGAGTATGCTTGTTCAAGCAACGTTTCAGCAACAGTGGCATCAAGATCATTTGATGTATCAAATAAAGAACCATCAGATCCTTTTCTTAATGGTACAGGTTCAGATGAACTAAATGGTGCAGCTATGCTGGCGAATGATCTCTTAATTTGATATGTGATAGTTGAATCAACATCAAAATTAGTAAGTCCAGTTCCATTCCATCCTTGAGTTGCTGCAGTTAAAAGTCTTTCTGGAAATACATTGACTGCTTCATCATCAAGACCACCAGAAGCTCCTAACCAACCATATATTTCATTACCTCTAGAATCTTTTGCAATTACTACATATTCAGCAGTACCTGTTTCAGGATTAGTTTCCCAATCACTAAAATCTTGTTTGATATCTGTAATTGTTGCACTTCCGCCAGCCAATTCAACAGATGTAGTTCCAATTTCTCTATCAAAGACTCTGACAGATAGATCATAACCATCTGAATATACCGGTTCACCACTAAGTATTGATTGAACCATTTCAAATCTCAAGAATGCAGAATACGTTGATAGAACATCTGTAATCCAGATTGAATCGCCAGAATTATCTCGAGCACTTGGATTAAATGAAACTTCAAATGACTCTACAATTACATCTTCTCCATCTGTTTGTTTTTCATAAACATCTAAAACATATACACCATTTAAAGTTGGATTTGAATGTTCAGTTAGTCTAACTCCAACGCTATTATAAAATGATCCTCTTCCTATTGGATAAAGAATACCAACAGGTTTTGTATCACCACTTGTCAACAGACTTGCTCGAAGTTCATCTTTATCTTCAATTGGAGAATCATCATATGATAAGAATATACTACATGAAGCATCAGATGTTGCCATTGTAGAATCAACTCTTAAATGTGAATAAGCAGCGTCATCTGGCAATGATCTAATCCAGAATAATGCGCCGGATTCACCAAGATAGTTGTACGCAATATATGGACCTTGACCATAATTCTTTCCAAAGTCTGTAATGTTGGGTTCGCCAAATTCAGAAATATATTCAGCTCTAGAACCAACGAAAACTAATTCATTGTCTCGACCTTTCATTGAATACCCACATAGAAATGCAATTGTAGATGGAACTGCTTGTACAAATGTAGATAGGTCGATAATTTTACTAAATACACCTGGAGATACGTTAGCCATATCTTTTCCTCCGTTATTTTTATTTCTCTAATCGTATCTACTCTATCAAAAATCTCCTTTCTCCAGGTTTAATATATAATTAAACTCTTTAAACAAACAAATACCAAACGAACATTAACCGTCTAGTATTATCTTTAAGAAGTGTTGGAAAAGTAACTCTAGCAAATAATGCAAAGGGACCTGCATAACCTCCTAAATCTGAAGCCGCTGTATATAATCCCGCCTCATTTATAGGTTGACCTATAATTTGACCAGTCATTCCATTTGCATCATTTATACCAATAACTATACTAATTTTAATAATTATCCAATTATTTTCATTTAAAGTATCTTGTTCAAATGTTACGTCATTAAATGGATGTTTGTAATTTCCTGTTTGTGGATAAGTTCCAGAAGCAGTCACAAAATTACAAGATCCAAGACCAGGATAATTTGGATCTTCAATTACATGATAATCAGAAGATGAAGCATCAGTATTTATTGCAATCGGACAGTTCAATTCTACGTCGTCATTTGATGGAGGTTCAGGAGCAAAGACGTCTCCACTTCCAGGAGAACATTCTATATCAGAAGATCCTTGTCCAAGACCAAACCAATTTAACCACATAGCTCCATTTCCAGCAATTGTTGTTAGAGGTGGATTTCCATCCGCATCAACTGTGTTTACTCTGACTAACATTTGTGCAAGAGTTTCTCTTCCCTGATAAACAACTAAATTATTTTTTCTAACTAACTGTTTTGTCCCGTCACTTTTAATATCATAAACTTCCACTAAACCCTCGGGTTTTCTACTTTGAGATTGTCCTGCGCCTTTTAGTGCTGAATCCGCAATACAATTCTCACCATAAAAATCCTTTGCCACTACCTCTGTAGTTTTTATTTCTTTTTTGTCCATTCCGTTTTTTCCCTCTAAATTTATAGGTAGTCGATATTTATAATTTGTTCTAAAAATTGAAGTCAATTGGTAATTAATTAACGAAAAATGACCGCGATAATGATAGAGCTATATTTATCTATCATTATCGCGGCCAATGCTTCCTGATAAGGCGCCTCTACACTTTTTTGTTCTAAAAAATTATTCTAAACAAGTTCCACAATTACAACAAAATTTAACTGAATATTTAGATTTTGTGCCACATGTAACACACTCACACTTTGTCTTGACAGTAATAGGTTCTTGAATAACAACTCCTGAACTTCGTTGCATACCTTTTAATATAATAACAATAACTGATGATTGTTCAAGAACACCAATCATTCCATAATTATATTGCTCATGCATTTCATTACCTTTTACAGTAATGCCTTCATCTACGTCAGGTATATTCTGTTCACTGAATGATGCTTGAACCCCAAGACTATCACATGTAATATCACTACTTGCCATACCCTTCATACCCCTAGACATACCACATGATGTATTATAAGCTTGTACTGGCTCTTCTGAACCATCACTTGTATTACCACTGGTATAAGTCCATCCGTCACCCTCATACCAATGATATCTTTTTGGATGCCAATAATCGTGATGATGATGATCATAGTGATGATGATGTTCTTCAACTTCTTTGATAATTTTCTTAACAATAGTTTGTGGTCTTGGTTTTTCAAATGCAAACTCAATTCTCACTAAACCATCTCCCATTTTATCTCCTCTATGCTCTTGAATTTCTTTTGTTTTTTGAATAAAACGAAAGCGATTCTTTGCAGTTGTTCCTCTGAGGAAACCTTGTAGTTCGTGGGTTACTAATGGATCAAGAATTAAAGAATGACCATCTAAAACATCCTCACTATCAATTGATATTTTAACTGATGCTTTTCTGGAGTTTAGATTCTTTAGAAGGATGGAATATTCACATCCGAAAGGTAGGTAGACAGCTCCATCTCTAACACGTAGAATTTGGCCATCTGCTTTTACTTCAACGACGAATTGATCTTTGTAAGTCATGATACTCTCCTTTAACAGGGTACAGACTAAACCCTCAGATTTGCTTAAAGTCTGTTAGATTTTATCATGTAGAGCGCTTATATTTGTTTGTTCTAATTAAATACAAACTTTATTAGCTAATTTTCCAGTTGAACATTCATCTTTATGTCCTTTTTCATAGTGACATTTCTCACAACAACTCCAACCAAAATCTGGATCAAGTGCAAAAAATGGTTCTAATTTTTGAGGTCGTTCGTGGTGAATATCAGATGCTAGTTCGCCACAAATCTGACATTTATATTCATCTCTTTCTAAAACATGCTGTCTAAAAGTTTGATATTCAGATTGGGTATAATAAAATTCTTTATTTTTTGATGAACCTCCATGAGATCTATATAATACACATGCACTTTTACATTTTTCTGAACAATAGAAATTATTTTCAATCATTCCATATGGTTGTTCGAGAGCTCTTATTCTTTCAGAAATTTGACTTCTTTTTGGAGTAAACCATCCGTCTTTTTCTTTTGAATTTTCGCATAAGTGATTTTTACAATGTACTTGTATTTCTTTTTCTCCGGGTTTATTTGAATTATATCTTAGTTCTTCAATTTTTGAAAAAAATGGATATTTTTTATTAATTTTTTTAATAGTTAAAAAGTAATGATTATTACACCCGATCTGCTTTAAACCTATTTTTTCTTTTGTCTCTGTTTTACGAGATTTCCCAAATAACCAGTGTTTTTCTCCAATAAACTTTCCTTTCTGTGATTCACTATTTTTTCTTTTTGATTCTGGACATGAATTATAATGGCTACTACAGCAAGATTTTCCATTTTCTAAAATAAAATTTGCTACTTTTCCGCAATCATAATCACATAACTTCTTAGTCGAGATTCTTTCCATAATAATAACCATTCCACATAAAGGATCCTTCTATTATAATAATAGTATATAAATTAAAAAAACCTGTAGCAGGCAAATGTTCCACCACGCCAAATCCGTTAACCCAAAAGTTTGGGGCATTTTTCTTATAGTCAGGTTTGATATTACAAAGGCAGGGAAGTGATGTAGCTGTATGATATCCTTTTCTATCAATCGGAGATGTTTTTGCATACATCTGAGGGTTATGAACATGAGCATAAACTACATTTCCTTGAAAATCGTCTACTGTTTTTTTAGCATGATACATGTTCCAATAATAACCATGTATAACATTGAGTTTACCAACTTTATGCACTCCATTAAAAGGAACAATCTTATATCCCCTTTCTAATAATTCTAAATGTCTAACAATATCTATAAAGTCTTTTAACTCCGGATTTCTTTCAATATATGCTTGAATTCTATATTCATGATTACCAAACATAAAAGTTCTTCGTGTCTCTGGTCTAGTAAGATCTTCATGAACTTTTAATATGTCTTTATTAAACATATTATAATCTGTCATTAACCTTTGACCTTCTTTCAACAAAGGTTTATTTCGGTTCCAAAATGAAATACAATCCAATGAGATTTGATCCCCCATATAAACTAACTCATCTGGATCATAATCAAATATAAAACGATTAACAGCTTCCATAGTTCTTTCTTCATAGTGTGGGTGATGAATGTCTGGTAGTAAAACAGTTTTTTGAATCTCCCATGCTGATTCATCAAAATCAGTTTTTGCTTTGGTTCTTTTAATGTATGAACCTGCATATTTTAGAACAGTTTTTTCTGAGCAACCAACAACTTTTGCAATCTCTTTATTAGTTAATGCAGTTGTTTCTGCTAACTTTAAAATCTCCGTTCTATATTGTGACATAAATACATCCTCCTATTTAAAGGAATTTGTATTTTGTTCTAAAAAATAAAAAAATGAACTAAACAAGGAAGGTAAGTTTTAAACTATTTTCAAGAGGTTATAAACCTTTCGGGGCATATAAGGGGCAAGATAGAAACCTGATGCACATATTAATCAAGAATCAAACCATAATCATCATTATCTTCATCAACCGCATCTTCTTGTAATAACCATTCCTCATTTTCTTGAAGGATAACACCATCTGATGGTATAACGTCCATTGATATTTCAACCATATCAAAACCATGAGTACAATCAAACTTACCCATAGTATCAAACAAACGAAAACCACTCTCTTGTCTATAAGTAAAAACTTCAAGGTCTCTATATGTTATTGCCCAAGACAAATAATAATTAGTAGAGTCAATCGGACTTGATAAAGCTATTCTAAAATTATTAGTATTCTTTTTTGTAATCATATAAGAATATATAGAAGTTGTAGCATCAACAGTATTTACAATTGATAGAGATAACACATATTGATCATCATCTTCATCAGGATCTATATCAATATCAACTACTTCAGCTCCTTCTGGAAGGTTATCATATCCCCACGGTATAAACGATGTACTGTCATATATATTCCAGTCTAAAACATAATTAGTAGAATCAATTATACCTGAAAGCTGTAATTTAAACCCAGTATCATCTTTTTCAACTATAGTAAAACCATATATTGAAGGATTTGTATCCACTTGATTTGATATTGAAGTAGCAATAGCATAATTATCTGAACCAATAGAAGCTCCAAAGTTAACTCTATAAGTATCATCATTTAATATAAAATTATCTGATCCAGTTAAAGTAGCGAAAGGATTTACACTCCAAACTAATCTATAATTCACACTATCTAATGGACTTGAAAATAAAACTGTAAACTGACTGGGAGTCTTTTCAGTTACAACTATACCATATAATGATATTCCTAAATAACCATCTATGTGGTTGATTAAGTTAATATTTAAAATATAATTTGAATTAGCATATGGTTCAGGAAATATAACCGTAACACTTTGACTTCCTAATGTTAAATTTTCAACTCTTTCAAACGTATCAGTAAGTACTTCAGATTGAACAATCGGAATTGTTTGACATGTAAGAGGAACTACTGATGTACAATCTATTGCTGCTGTGGAATCAACCATAATTGATGTATTATAGTAACTAGTACTATCTGGCGGAATTGGTTCATTAAGATTAGGAGCAAACTTCCATCTTTGGAAATAAGGTAGATCAGCAATTACAGCAGATTCTTCATATTCAATAATATTACAAACTAGCGCATCCTCAAAAACAAAATCAATATCACTTCCAACAGGAGGAGGATAATCACCACAAAAAATAAAGTCAACACTGGTTGCATCTGGAGGAACATAGTCTTCTGCAGGTGTCGGTATTAGATATGAAATTATTCTAGTTTCTCCATCTAACCAATAAGGTACGCAAGTATCTCCACAACGCAAGTCTCCACAAATTTCTTGATTTTCTGAAACAGCAGTATCCTCAGATGGACAACCTGATGGACATCTAATCTCATCACATAGATAATGTTCAATGTCTATTTGAATATCAGAGTTAATATCAGTTACAGCTCCAATATCATGATATGATCCACAATCATATGTATCTCTTGAATAGTAAGTAGAAGCTGTAGTATCATCACTGCATACTATAGTTGTTGCATAGTCAAAGTCAACGTTCCATCCAGATGGAGGAGTATAATCATCATGAAAAGCAAAGACAATATCATCTCCATCTGGAGGAAAATATGGAATATCAATAGTTAAATCATCTTCATTACAACATCCATTACTATCTCCAGTTATATAATCATATACATTTTGTTCAATTGCATAATCTTTTATATGATCATTTAAAGGAATACTTTCCGTTAATTGATTTTTAAACTGTAATAATTCAAGGACTATCAATCTAGCTCTATATGGTTTAAAGAAATTTATAACCGGTTTCAGGTCTTCAAATAATTGTGCAAGTCCAAAGAAGATATAACCAAGATTAACAAAACCAAAACCTACATTATTTCTAACCCAAAGAGCAAGGTCTTTCATAAGAGATTGAAGAACAACTGTATTGTCTGGTGTAAGAGCTTCAATATCAGCAATCAACGCCGGATTGATAAGATTCAATACTGTTGTAGCTGCATTATCTCCTTTATTATATAAGAAATGACTTTCTCTTTCTCTTGTAAATAAATCAAAATATCTTTCCAATTTACTAATTGGAGGTATAGGAGTAGTTGAATTATATGCAGTTCTATTATTAGTTGTTAACTCACTAAGATATCTCGCTCTTATTATTGGAGATGAAATAATATCTTCATATTCTTCTATCATTTCAACAGCTGTTGTAGAGGTTCCGTCATAACAAGCAAATCTTTGTACATTAGTCCCTACATTATATTCTCTCTGAAATGAATAAAGAGCTAAAAGATATAATTCTAATAGAGATGATGTTATACCCAATATAGTAATCTCAGCATCTTGAGTTGGTAGAAGCCCAGTTGATTCCCAATAGTCATATTGATCTTGAATTTCTCGCATAAATATGGCATTTTCAACACCAATTTCTACAACAGGCTGAACAGCAAAATATGGACTCTTTGATGGAAGGTTTATTTTATTTATTGAATTAAGATTTAATACCTGACTTTCAGTCATCATCCAATGTGGATCACCTTCTGTTAAAAGATCATAAGGTAAAGTCACAGGACTAGGATTAATAGATGTTCCTACTATTACATTACCTTTAAATATTAAGGTGTTTGCATCTTCTTTTTGTAGCCAAAATTCATAAATATCTAATAAAGGAATCCCATAATATTGTAGAACTTCAAGAATAGATCTTGGAGTACCTTTTATTTTATAAAGATTTACCAAATCGAGAAATAATTGAACTTTATTTTCAAGAGGATTATCATCAAAATTTTTTAATGAAACTGATTCAGGATAACCAAAACTTCTAAACAACTCATCAAGTTCTGAATTTGTTAAAAAATGTGGATCCGAAATACCCGCACTTTGAGTTATTAATGACCTATGAGCTGAATATAGATCAATAAAAAATGCTCTCAACCTTTTCCAATCTTGTGTATCAAATGCAATCTGGTCAATTGCGTTTTTAAAATATTGATCTAATTTTGATCTATCAGATTTGACTATTGAATCTAAAACTTTTGTAACATCGGATTCAGTACCACCACCCGCAATATTAAAAAGTTTCCAAAACAAATCAAACATATTATCAATAGCCAATTATTCTTCTCTCCTTGGACAGTATGGCGTGATATCAGCATCACGCTCCGATACTACTTCAAAATATTTATCAATAACATACAGTTCATATATAGTTTGTAGTGCATGATCTGTAGATATAGGATTAGTCGTATCATAATTTGAAGTATTTCTATTTATACACAAATCTAAATAAACAAATATTAATTTTGAAAGTTCGGTCGTTAATGTTTCTAAACTAGCAGTTATAACTCCACTTGTAGAATCAAAACTTACAGATGAAGTTGAATCAATTAAAACTACAGCAGTTGAATCCATTCGGAATGCCAACAATGAATCCAGCATTGTAAAATCATTTTGTTGTAATAGAAATAAATTACTTCCAGTTGTGTTGTTGATAATCATATATTTAGCTGAACGTGGATATACCAGAAGTCTTTGTCTTATAATCCATGGCCATGAAAGTCTATCCTCCTTTTCAGCATAAAGATATTCATAATAATCAAGAGAATATTCATCGTCAAACAACATACTGATGAATGAACCTGGTGGGTAACAGTGAGTGGGGGTTTCCGGCGGATAGGGCACTTCATATTTATTCACTTCTGAAGTTAATACGAAGCGATGTGACCATAGTTGTAATTCTGGTACAACTATAGTCGAGTCTAATGAGTTTGAAAGCCCACATGACATACCTAGTTCCTCACATCTGTCTGAATTATATCAGCAGTACTTAACATATCCAACACATGAACAAAGAAAGTTTCAGGTCTTAATTTCGCAGTTGACCAATCAAACTGTTCATTCTTTGGAACATCTGTACTCCATCTGCCAGAGTGAAACCTTACAGCTTCTTGTAAAGTAAAAAATTGTTCATCATTTAATAATTTCTTAAATGTATCTTCGTTAGAAGCTATCATATCAGCAGCTTGTTTATCATGGTCTCCTGATGTATGCTTTCTTGTTCCTAAATTACCATATTTTAAAGCATCATGTAAAGCAACAGCTATTAATATTTTGTCTGCATCTGGAGTTTTAGAATTTATGTCAAACATCTTTAATAATTTATGTGCTGCAAAGAGCATCTGATAAACATGTTCTGCAATATCCGGTACGTTGCCATGTATATTCTTATGGTACTTCCCTGTTGATGAGGTTGGTTTATTCCAGATATTTGGCAAGATTTTATTAATCCCGCTCCAAAGTTTAAATCCCCTTTCGGTCAAATTATTCTCTAATAGGTTCGTTATCTTCTCCTTATAATTCATCATGATTCCTTTCTTATTCCGGTAATCCTTCAGTATCATATCCTTTATGTTTTAGATATTCCTTATAGTGCCTTTTGAGTTTTGTTTTTAAAGCCATATATTTTTCAAACATTTCAGGAGTTATAACCATCTTCTCTAAAAAATTTAATTCAGGCGCTTCTTTCTTAATATTTTCTTTCTTTCCTGATTTCGTTGATTCTTGTCTTATCAATATCTTTTGTATCGCTTTTTGGTTTTCGATTATTGCTTTTTCTTGACCTTCGTTCTTAACTTCTTGTCGTTTTAAAGCATCTCTATCTTTTTCAATCATAAGTTGAAGAGTTGTATTATCAACTTTTTGTTTCAACTCTTCACTCATGCTGTTATAGATAACTCCAACTGGACCCAATACAAACATACCAATTAGTGTAAGAATAAATGCAATAGACGCAATTGGATTCCTTTTATAAAATGGCTGTGGTGGTGGAGGTTCTCTTCGACTAAATAAACTAAAATTCAATGTCTTAACTTCCACCTGGGTTATTCTTTTTTACGCTTCGTTGTTGCAAAAACTTAGACATTGTTCTATCGCCAAACCACCACGTCACGGCAGAAACAGCTAAGTAAATCATGGTTGATGTTACTTGTTGAAATATAGCAAGTGCCTGAACCGCAGTCAATGTTCCAATTCCAGCTTTGTCTAATATATTCCAAGCAAGGTATGTTATATATGATGAACCTCCAACAAGGTATAATGTTAAAGTAGGTCTCATTGCTGCGTTTAACCAATCAACGAAAGCAAATGCCGCAGCGATCATAGACCCCATGAAGCTGAAAAACCATCCAGTCCATTTTCTTTTTCCAGCTGCCATAATCATATCAACCCATTTTTCAGAAAATAGTTTTTCTTGACCAATCTTTTGAGAAGTTGCGAACGCAGCAGAATCTGCTAATTCAATTTCACCTTCAATTCTTGATTTGGTGATTTGAATAGTCATTTTTGCTTCTTCCATCATGGCCTGAGTTTCAAGATGAACCATCTCTTGCTCATGTTTATATTCCATTTTGGCATTCTTGTATTTAAACCAAGTGGTGAAGGCGTTACCAATTAAACCCGTCACACCACCAAGAATTATATCTAATCCGGGTATCATTTCATTATTCTCCTATTTCATAAAATTAAAAATCAAAATCAACTTCATCTGCTTCTGGAGGAGTGTATCCACCAGGAAAATTAAAGTTAACTTCATCTCCTTCTGGAGGAGTATAGGGTCCACCTGGTCCTGCTGGTTTCTTTATTACAATTCCAAAAACTCCCATTTTTTTGTCTCCTTATTTAAAATGCCTCCTGAATCCTCAATCTAAATGATTCATATTCCATATGTCTCGCAAAGGACCGAACTGTAGTTCTTGAGTTCAAAACAGCTACCTGTCCACCCAAAAAACCACTTTTCTTTCCTAATAAAATACAACCCGCCACATGAGTTTTAAACCCTTTTGATTTATCTCCAGCATAATTACCAGAATGTAATAATATATAAGTTCTATCAGGAACTTTTCGAATCCAATAGACTCTTCCATACTTATTTGAAATTCTTATTTCAACATCATAAATTCCAGGAGGGATACAGGATATGTTTCTTCTGTTATCTCTCCATGGTAATTCAAGAGTCCTACAATTATAGTCTCCAGATACAAGTAATCCTTCTGTACCTTGATCACTTCTCCGAAGTCTAAATATTTCTGTACATTCCATTTCTTTTCACTCCCATTGAGGCATAAAGAATTTTCGCTTTTTGTTTATATTCCGTTGTAAGGTATCGTTTTGTAATTTGTTGTTTTCTTCTTAATCTCCAAATTAATTTGATTGGCAATCAATCACCTCCCAATTATTGTCTTTTCTTAAGAATTTTAACAACTTGTTTTAAAACTTTAAAAGGCTCTCCAGAAGCTGCAGCAGCAACAGATTGTTCATAAACCAATTCCTTTATCTTATCATTTTTAGTTCCTGCATTATGCATGTATTTGTAAACGCCTTCTCTTGTGATACCTTTCAACTTTTTCATCATAAGATCTTTAGTGTTTTCCTTTTGCTCTTTAGCTATTTCTTTAGGAAGTACATCACCTGATCCTTGTTCCATCAGTGCTTCAGGAGCAGTACCAGCAGGCACTAATCCCATTTGTTTGATAGTATCAGCAACCATACTCATAAGATCTTTTTTATATTTTTCCTGATTATCCTTCAACATTGTTTCTTCACTTGTATCATATTCAGTAAGTTTCTTTTTATCAACTGCTTTTTCTTCTTCTGTTTCACCCGCTTTATCTTCTTCTGTTTCAACAACTTTCGCTACCACAGGCGCACCTGCATTAACTGGTTTCATTGATTCACTTGAAAGTTTTGCTTTTATGCCCATTGGAACACTAACTTTTACTTCGCCTTCCCAAGGAGTGAATATATGTTGATCGGTCATAAGCTCTAACTTCGCTGCAATTACATCTCCATCTTCCATAGTTTTTAATCTTATTACTTCAGTCAATGGAGGAATATCAGCAGTTATTTGCCCCTGATCTATTGATACAGGAAACCCATGTTCTGCATCATTAATAAATAGTCGTACATAACCTTTCAACTCACCCTGTCCAACACCACGGATATCGACTTCAAAAGTAAGTGTTCTGGGTTCGTCTGCTTTAATGTATAGCATAACTAAATCCTCATCATTTTATTTTATATTTTGTTCTAAATTTTACGCTCGCTTCTTACAGCTCCAATGTCAATGCTAATCTGAGCTATTGTTTTGGGTTTCTTCATAGTA